TCGGGATAACCCGTTCGAGGACGACGGCCGGACCGCCGGCGTTATGGGCGGGATGGAGAGCGGCGGGAAGCCCAACAGGGGCCGCCCCTCGACAGCGCCGGAGGGCTCGGATATGATCGCCGACCTTCAGCAGATGCAAGTGAAGACCGGATACTATTGAGTTTCGGGGGGGTGCAGCGGCGGAAAGATAAACCGCAGAGCTGCCGATGAGGTGCAAGTCCTCTGCCCCCCGACCAGTTCGCAAGTGTGGGTAACGGCCGGCCAGCCGTGGCCCCTGGCGTAGCCCCGGCGGGGTCTCCCCGTCGCCTCGCCGGGGCCTCCTATTGCCTGTGGTTCCGTTATGTGGTAGTGCTACGGCATGCCAGATTGGGGAACCAGACGATCCGACCCAGCGCGTTACGCGAGGGAATATCGGAAAAAGAATGCCGCCGCACAAAGCGCGTGGCGGCGCGAGTACCACGAACGCCGGAAAGCAGACCCGGACTACGTGGAGATGCGGCGACGGAGCGATGTCGCCGGGCGGCGCAAGCGTAAGTACGGCGTAACTCGCGAGCAATATGCAGTTATGTTGACAGCGCAAAGCGGCCGCTGTAAGGTCTGCAACGAGTTCCGAGGTGACGGGCTTCGGGTTGATCACTGCCACGCAACGGGGAAGGTCCGAGGACTGCTCTGTGACAGCTGTAACAACGGCTTAGGGCGGTTTCGGGATAACCCAGAGCGGCTACGACGTGCCGCCCGTTACATAGAGGAGCAAGGTCCATGTCTTGGACTTTTCATGCGCCAACCGGAACTTACCGCAATCATGCGCTGAGTTCCGACATTCGGCGCCAAGCTATCGCCGACACCCAGTTCATGAAGTTCTTCCGTGCCGAACCCGGCTATGGGAAGAAGAAGGGCGAGAGCGTCACGATCACCAGGATCATGAAGCTGCCGCTCGCCACCCGCGTTTCCGAGACCGAGCGTCTCCCGAGCGGCCGTCCGGCCATCGAGACGAAGCAGGTGTCCGTCTCCCAGTGGGGCTACAAAATCCCCATGACGGAGTTCGAGACCCAGCTCACCCACTTCAACCTGATGGACCCGTTCCAGCAGGCGCTCAGGGACCAAATCTCCCTGACGATGGACGTGATGTGCGCTGACGCGCTCAAGCTGACCCCGCTCAAGTACACGCCCCTGACCACCGGCGGCGAGTTCGTGATCGACGGCTCGGCCGACAGCACCTCGAACAGGAACCTGGAAGTCCAGGACCTGCGGCGCATCCACGACCGCCTCCACGGCGACCTGAAGTGCCCGAAGTTCCGCAACGGCAAGTACGTGGGCATCCTGTCCACCCGCGCCGCTCGCGGCCTCAAGAACGACAGCGAGTACAAGGACTGGCTGGCTCCGCAGACCTCCGAGCCGCTGATCTCCGGCAAGCTGAAGTCCATTGAGGGCTTCGACCTCTACGAGACCAACCATACCGACGCGCTGGCCGATTTGATCGGTAACTCGACCACCACGGGCGAGGCGATCTTCTTCGGCGCGGACGCTGGCGGACTGGTCTCCGTGATGCAGCCGGAACTTCGCACGGGCATCCCCGAGGAACTCGGTCTGTTCCGTGAAGTGGGCTGGGTCGGCGCCCTTGAGGCGTTCCTCGTTTGGGAGCGTCCCACGATGGCCCGCGTCGTTCATCTGGCCTCGACCTAATCCGCGGCCAATAGGAGAACACCACCATGTCTCACGAAGTCATCAACACCCGTTGGCAGCTGTCGGCGGCGGACACGCCGAACATCGACAGCGCGGGTGCGGTCTCCGAGTTCGTCTTTCCGTTCCCGGTGATCATCAAGAAGGTCGCGCTGCTCGTCACGACTGCCGTTGTGACCGACGACAGCACGGCTTGCACCCTGACGCTGACCCGTCGCCCGGTTGTTGGCTCGTCCAGCAACGCGGTGACGCTCGGCACCTTCAACGCCATCGCCGCCGGCGTCGATCCCGCAGCGGGCTCCTTCATCTGGGCTCCCTGCATCATCGCCGACAACGATGGCGAGCAGCCGGAGGACTACGACGCGGACACCTCCCGCGCCGTCCGGTTCGAGGCCCCGAACAGCAACATCACCGCTCCGGAAACGGGCGAGGATGCCTGGACGATCCTCCCCGGCCAGTCCTTCGCGATGACCCTCGCGTCCAACGCGGAAGGCGATAGCGGTGCGGTCTACAGCGCAGTCGAGTACGTGGCCCTGCCGTTCAACGCGCAGTTGATCGATCAGGACAACATGACTGAGAAGACCGTATCGTAAGCACAGGGGGGCTTCGGCCCCCCATCTCTTCAGGAGCGTCCTATGGCCCTTTATGGCGGCTTGGACCAGACCAAGCATCTTGACGAGTTCAACACCCCGCTGCCCACAGCCCAGGGTGTTCTCTCGGCCGCTGCTCGGCGCGCACTTGCCATCGCCAACCTCTTCGGCGGTGACGACAGCCCGGCGGTGGAATTCCCCGATGACATGACCGTCGTCGGCGCTACCGTCCTTGAGGGCACGGCGAATGTCGAAGGCGTCTTCACCGCCGAAGGCACTGCCGTCTTCGAGGACACCGTTGAGTTCGAGGCCGCAGTCCAGAACACGACCGATGTCGGTACCGTCACCACTGGCGCGACCACGGTCGCTCACGAGGGCGGCGACGGCATCTGGCACGAGACCCTGCTGACGATGACCAACTTCTCGATGGGCAACGTCGGTGACAACGCCTCACTCGGTATCGGCGCGAAGTTCTACACCTTCCCCGCCGGTGAGATCGTTGTGAAGGATATGGTCCTCGCGGGCACCTTCTCCGCAGCCGTCTCCGTCACCGCGCAGACCCCGGAGTACGGCATCGGCTCCACCATCGGAACCGGCGTGACCGCGACCCTCGGGACCACGCTGGAGACCTATATCGATGGTGGCGCAGCTGGCGGAATGGTCGGCGGTACGGCGGTCCTCGCCGATCTGACCGGCGCAGTCGTTCACGCCAAGTCCACGCTCGCGGCCAACACCGAGGGCTTCTGGATCAAGGCGTCCGGCGGCCTTACGCATGACCTCTTCCTCAACGCAGCGTGCGCCTGGGCGGACATTGACGCCGTCGCGCCGTTGCTGTTCACCGGCACGATCAGCTTCCGGTGGAGGAAGATCACATAACGCAGTCACAACAAGACGGGAGACTACCAATGTCAGGCTTCACTCCAATCGGGCAGGGTCACTCGACACCTGCCCGCCCTTCTTCCGAGCGTAAGATCGACTATGATCGGCCGGGTGGCGTGATCATCAAGTTGATCGCCGATCTCGGAATGGAAGTATTCATGTACCGGGCCGAGCCGGGCGTCTATCTGTCAGCCCACGGGACGGAAGTCCCAGAGGTCCTGGCGAAGCGCGCTGGCTTCGACACGGAAAGGTTGGGTAAGCTCCGTGAGCACTCCCGCCTCGTGGCGCAGGCCACCGAGGTCTATGCCAAGCAGCTCGACATCAACGAGACGAAGGCCAGCCGCACTGTCATCGCTGAGAAAGACGGGTTCCAAGTCGTCCTTATCGGAGGTGTCCGCTATGGTATCTTCTCGCCGGATGGTATGGAACTCACGAAAGGAATGCCGCTCACCGAGGCGGTCGCCCTTGAACTTCTTGAACAGCTGGCCCCGTCCTCGAAAGTGGATGGAGCTGGAAGCGATGGAAGCGGAGAGCGAGCTGCCGGAGGCCGCGTTCGGAAGCCCTAAAGGAGCGGCCTGATGGCCACCTATCAGGAAATCCAGACCAGGGTGGGGCAGATCATCATCGATCTGCCCACTACTGTCACGGCCCAGCTCCCGACCCTCGTGAACGAGGCGATGCGCTCCATCCAGCGGCAGCACAACTTCCGCGTGATGAAGTCCACCTCGCAGCTCTTCACGACCACGTACCAGACCGCCGCGCTCGGCGCGGTCCCGTCCAACTTCAAGTCCTACCGTGGCCGGCCCGTCCTCATCAACCAGGACGGCTCGGTGCAGCAGCTGGAGGTTGTCGGGCACCAAGACGAGATGACCCGCGACTTCGGGACCACCGCCGGCGGCGAGGCCGACGCGGACCTACTGATGGGCCGTCCCCGCGTCATCACGATGGGCGACCCGTCGGACGTAGCTGGCACGATGAACTTCCTGGTCGGGCCGATCCCCGACGACCTGTCCCTGTATGACGACGGGGACTATCGCATCAGCGTGCCCTACTGGAAGTGGATGCCGGCTCTCAGCGCCTCGTCGGACGAGAACTGGTTCACCACCTACGCGGACGACTACCTGACCTTCCAGGCAGCCGCCGAAGGTTTCTTCGACGACCACGATGTCGAGAACGGCACCTATTGGCAGCAGAAGGCGCAGCAGCGCTTGCAGGAGATCATCATCTCCGACAAGCAAGACTGGGCCATTCAGCGCGACATCCTGATCCCGCAGCCGGACGCCCTCCGGACCCCGCTCTCCCGCCCGTTCCGCTTCGGTCAACGCTGGACCCGTGGCGGCCTGTGAGGTAGAGTAGGCCACTAACAAGGAGCCCGCTCTATGGCCAGCCCGCCGTTTGCCATTGCCGAGACCACCCCCGCGAACGGGGACATCGTCAGCCTCTTCCCCGGCGTCGAGCGGACCTACCGCGACGTGGTGGAGAGCTGGCTGCTGTCCATCAGCACCACGTATGGCTACCCCCGCGTCCCGACCCTGACCACGGCACAGCGCGATGCCGAGACCAACTGGACCGACGGGAACGTCATCTACAACGACACGCTCGGGCGTATGCAGGTGACCACGTCCATCGACCCGGACGTGTGGGTGAGCATCGGCCCGGAGTTCAGCTCCGGCACGAAGGTCGTCCTCGGCCAGACCTCGGCCCCGACCGGCTACACGAAGGTCTCCGACGCCGCGTACAACGACGCCGCCCTGCGGATGGTCACCGGCTCGGTCACGCCGACGGGCGGGTCCGTCGCCTTCACGACCGCTTTCACGTCCCAGACCCCCGCCGGCACCGTCGGCGGCACCGCGCTGACGACCGCTCAGCTGCCCTCGCACAACCATAACCTCGGCAGCACGTACCGCTTCCTTACGAGCCCGTACAGTGACACCGGCATGATCGACGACAACGGTGCGCAGCGTGGCATGACCTCGGGCGACATCATCAACACCTCTTCGACCGGCTCGGGCGACACCCACACGCACAGCTTCACCGGCACGGCCATCAACCTCGCCGTGAAGTACGTGGACGTTTGCCTCTTCACGAAGGACTAAGGCGATGACCTTCCGGCCGCAGGACAAGCCGATTGTCCGTCAGGTGCTGCGCGAGCTGCGTCGGGGCACGTCCGACCC